CTCTTGCCAGAATTTGACCAGCAACACAATCTAGATGTGTCTGATGAAGATCGCAAAATTATCCATTCTTACCAACCACTAACAGTAGACAATTTTGAAACCTACAAAGATCAATGGTTGGAAAGTCTCGACAATCCTATAGCACAGTGCAAATTTTGCCCAGAAAACCCCAAGGCCACTGTCATAACACCTACTCGCAAAGGTTCTGCATTTAAATAAATATGTAACCGGAGAGATTAATGGCTGACCAAACACTTGACCCACTTAAAAAACAACTTATAGAGTATGTGCAACTCCAACTTGCAAGTCAAATCATTGACATTGAGTTAGATCCTGCACACTATGAAGCGGCATATCAAAAAACCATAGGTACCTACCGCCAACGTGCTCAGAATGCCTATGAAGAAAGCTACAGCTTTATGGAACTTGAAGACAATGTCAACGAGTATACATTACCTCAAGAAGTAACACAAGTGAGACAAATTTTCCGTAGAACCATTGGATTTGGCACTGGCGCCGCAGGCTACAGTTTTGATCCTTTTGGGGCGGCTACATTAAATGTGTACCTGTTAAATTTTAATCAAGCCTCGGGCGGCATGGCCACTTATGACTTTTATCAACAATATGTGGAACTGGCAGCTCGTATGTTCGGTGGCTACATCAATTATACATTTAATCCTGTTACAAAAAAACTACAGTTGATACGTGACCCACGTGGTACTGGTGAAGTGGTGTTGTTGTGGACATATAATTTACGTCCAGAAATTGTGTTGTTAAGTGATTTTCAAATCAGCCAATGGTTACGAGATTATATGGTAGCGGCTTGTAAAATGATCATTGGCGAAGCACGTGAAAAGTTTGCCAGTATTGCAGGACCGCAAGGTGGCTCAACTTTGAATGGCGCGGCAATGAAGCAAGAAGCACAGACACAAATGGACAAATCCATCGAAGAACTCAAGCTCTATGTTGATGGTTCCCAGCCATTGACACTTGTAATCGGTTAACCTTGCTGTTTGATTTCATATCAAGATGTGCTATAATAGCACATGGCTGATATAATGATTGATATTGAAACTTGTGGCACAGGTCCCGAAGCTTGCATTTTAACTATTGCGGCTCAGTGTTTTGATCCATTGGCTCGACATGATTTTGATGCATATCGCAGTTATTACTGTCGAGTTGATCCGGGTAGCCAACCTGATCGTCGTGTACAGGATGATACTATTGCTTGGTGGGCCACGCAACCACCAGAAGCACAAGAGGAAGCGTTTGGCGAAGATAATCGAATCTCACTCGAGCAAGCACTGTCTGAGTTGGCCAAGTTTATCTGGCAGAGCAAACGCTTCTGGGCCAATGGTCCCACATTTGATGCAAATATCCTTGAGCATGCATATAAGAGTTACAACATGGCTTTGCCATGGCAGTTTTATGTTGTTCGCGATGCTCGTACAGTGTACAGTCTGTGCCCCAAACTTGAAAAATATCCAGCCAGTCACCATGCATTAGAAGATTGCCGTCGACAAATTTTATTGCTATGGGATACCTTAGAGCACCTTAACATCAAGGAATTAGTATGATTATTGGAGTCTGTGGACTGATCGGCAGCGGCAAAGATACCATTGCTGATTATCTGGTAAATGTTCACGAATATCGACGTGAAAGTTTTGCCAACAGCTTAAAGGATGCAGTTGCTCATGTATTTGGTTGGGATCGAACCATGCTTGAAGGCCGTACTAGAGAGGCTAGAGAATGGCGTGAACAAGTTGATCCATGGTGGGCAGAACGCTTGAACATGCCAGAATTGACACCACGATTAATGCTACAGTTGTGGGGTACAGAGGTTTGTCGCAAGCATTTTCACGATGATATATGGATTGCCAGCTTAGAAAACAAGTTGCGTAACAGCCGTGATGATGTGGTAATCAGCGATTGTCGTTTCCCCAACGAGATCAAAGCCATCAAGAAAGCCGGCGGGGTTGTGGTTCAAGTAATACGGGGAGACGAACCAGACTGGATGATGCATGCTAAAAACTTCATGCGAGGACCGCAAACAATTGGCTGGGCAATAGGACGACAAGCTCTTGAGACTGCAAAAGTACATGCTAGCGAATACAGCTGGGCAGATACTGAGTTTGATCAAATCTTAGATAACAACGGAACCATGGACCAACTCTATCAGCAAGTCAATGATCTGGTTGTATATCTCCAGGACGCCACGGTAAATCAAGCTTGGTGACCTCAACTGCACAATTCAAGCAAATGGTTTTGAGATTGCGAACATCGCAGTTGTTTAAATTCCCATCCAAATGAAATACCATTAGTTGGGCGGCATGCCTGGCTTTGAACCCGCATCGATCGCATGCGGGTTTTCTTTTGTATCCTGCATCTTGCCATCGTGCTCGTTTAGCTGGTAATTTTTTACCACGACGAATACAGGATTCGCATCTTGATCGATAGTATAGTTTGTTGTTGTGATAGCCGTTAACGGCTGCTAGGTTCTTGCCGCAAGATTTGCATAGTGGTCTCATGCTGTATTTAAGCCTTAAACCTTAATTAAGGGTTTGCAACTGAGCACTCTTTTGACTTATTTAATAAATATCAGTAACAAACTTTTTGAAGGATGCACAACATGGCACTAGTATCTCCAGGCGTAGAAGTTACCGTCGTAGACGAGTCGAACTATATACCGGCAGCAACAAATTCGGTTCCTTATATCTTAATTGCAACAGCGCAGAATAAGATATCTGGTACTGGCACCGGCGTTGCGGCCGGTACACTTGCGGTAAATGCCGGCAAGGTCTATTTAGTAACAAGTCAACGCGATCTTGCGGCGACTTTTGGTAACCCGTTCTTTTACAAGACATCTGCAGGGACACCAATCAACGGTTACGAACTCAACGAGTATGGCTTGCTTGCTGCCTTCTCAGTACTGGGTATCAGTAATCGTGCTTACATTCAACGTGCTAATGTTGATTTGTCTGCACTAACTGCTAGCTTGACCCGCCCTGTAGGCGAACCAACTGGCGGAACTGATTGGCTTGATACCACCACAACTTCGTGGGGTATTTTTCAGTGGAACCAAACCACAGCTCAATTTACAGTAAAAACACCATTGGTGATCACCAGTTCTGCTAACTTAGATGGCGGTGTGCCTAGCGCAGATTATGGAAGCATTGGTGATTATGCAGTTGTTGCAACCAATGCAAACAATCCAATATACTACAAGAATGATACCAATAATTGGGTATTAGTTGGTAGTGATGACTGGAAAGCAAGCTGGCCCACAGTGCAAGGAACTGAATCAGTTACCTCGTCTCTCACTGCTGGCAATACCATCATCATCAATGGCACAACAGTAACAGTCCCAGTTAGTCCCAACAATACAATGTCAGGTTTGGCAACAGCAATCAACAACGCAAGTATCACAGGTGTCACAGCCGAAGTTGATTCAAGCAATCGATTGGTAATTTATGCTGACTCATCAGCAACCAATGACGGCTCATCAGCAGGTGGCGGTATTGTTAACATTGAACTTGGTACATCGGGCTTGTTGACCACACTTGGTATCACTGCTCAGATCTACTATACACCACAGCTACAACAAAGCCCCAATTATTCAGTACCGCGCTGGCGCACAACTGATTCACAGCCTCATCCTACTGGTTCAGTATGGAACATGTTGACAGCAGTCAATCAAGGTGCAGACATTGTTGTAAAACGTTATGATTCTGCATTGGGAGCATTTGTAACTCAAAGCACACCGATTTATGCTAGTGATGCCGCAGCCAACCAAGGACTAGATCCAAGTGGTGGCGGTAAGAACATTCCACCAGGTGCACTTTATGTTGAATATAACACTGAACCAGAATTGTCGTTGACTGATCTATATCACCCAACCGCAACATTTGAGATTTTTGAACGACTAGTAGCTGGCCCAACAATCATCATTGGTGACAATACTACTCCTAGTTTTACTGGCGGTGACGAATTTGAAATCAGTGCAAGTGTGGCAAACAGTTATGCATTGTCAACACCGGTGACTGTGACATTGCCATCAAGCCCAACAGCAGCCGATTTTGTTGCCGCAGTTTCTGCAGCCAATGTACCATATGTGTCAGCTTCGGTTACTGCTGACGGAAGCATTTCGTTTACACACAGCCAGGGTGGTGTTATTGTGTTAACCGATACTGATGGTACTCCGGTAGCCGATGCTGGCATTAACACAGCAATTGATGGTGTTCGTGATGGATCAGGGTCATTAACTGGTTCATTGCAATTGTCAAATTGGGTTCCGTTGACTTACATAGCCAGCGACTCAGCACCTAGTGTTGACCCAGCTAACGGACAATATTGGTATTACAGTGCAACTAATCAAGTTGACATTATGATTCAAAACAATGGCGCCTGGGCCGGTTATCGAACAGTGAACCTGGATGTTCGTGGAAATAATTTAACTCAAACTGATCCAAACGGACCAATCATTTCGGCATCTGAGCCACTAACACAGAGTGACGGAACTGCTTTGGTATATGGCGACTTGTGGATTGATACTAGCAACTTGGAAGTATATCCGGTTATCAAACGTTGGCAATTGGTTAACAATGTTTCCCAGTGGATATCAATCAATAATGCAGACCAGACAACTCAGAATGGTATCTTGTTTGCTGATGCACGTTGGGCACCAAACGGAACTACCAACCCAATCACAGACAACTTCCCAACAATTACAAGCTTGTTGTCGAGTAGTTATACTGATTTAGATGTGCCCGATGCTACATTATATGCTGAAGGTACACTGTTATGGAATACTCGTCGTAGTGGATTCAATGTCAAGACCTTCCAGTCTGATTATTTTACTCCATTGAACTTTAGTGTTGATAGCTACAACGGCACCACTACATACGCAATCAATGATCGTGTGTTGTACAATGGTGTACTGTATGTGGCAGATCAGACTACTACTGGTAACTTGCCAACCAACACTGCTTATTGGACACCGCTTGAAACCAACACATGGTTGACAGCTAGTGGAAATCGCAATGACGGAAGTCCATACATGGGACGTCAGGCACAACGACAAATTATTGTGGCTGCAATGAAATCAGCAATTGACACACAAGATACATTGCGTGAAGAACAAAATGTGTTTAACTTGATTGCAACACCTAACTATCCAGAGTTGATTCCCAACATGGTGCGTTTGAACAACGAGCGCAGTAACACAGCATTTATTGTTGGTGATACTCCATTGCGTTTGCCACCTGTTGCAACAGATATCATTGCTTGGTCAAATGACAACAATGGTCTAGGATTTGGAAGTGGTGATGGTTTAACAACCAGCGATCCATATGTTGGTGTGTTCTATCCAAGTTGCCAGACTACTGATCTAGGCGGCAGTATAGTTGTACAGCCACCAAGTCATATGATGTTGCGTACAATTGTTCGCAGTGACGAAGTTGCTTTCCCTTGGTTAGCACCAGCTGGTGTGCGTCGCGGTATTATTGACAATGCTGATCGTATTGGTTATGTTGATGCGGCCACAGGTGAGTTTGTTACTATAGCTACAGGTCAAGGCCTGCGCGATGTCTTGTACGAAAACAAGATCAATCCAATTACCTTTATTCCGGGTGTTGGTATTACTAACTATGGTAACAAGACTGAGTCTGCTATTACCAGCGCAATGGATCGTATCAATGTGGCACGATTGATTGCTTACATTCGTGG